TTTGATAAAGCTTTATCTACTTCTGCTTTCCAAGCTAAAATACCACGTCTCATACTTTCAATACCAGCATGATTATTAACACCCGAACCATCATCGTACCCCATCATAATGTTAGAAACAATTTCAAGTACGCTTGTAATTCCATCGTGTTTACCTCTCCAAAATGCAGGGTGTGCTCTTCGAGTGTTGTCGTGTTCTGGTTGATCTAGATATTCCATATAGATATATTAAATGCTGTTTAACAATAATGCAACGTATTTAGAACCCAAATAAGTCGTCTAGCTCAACTCTTACATTATCTGTCGGCTTACGTATTCTCCAGTTAACTGATTCGTAAAATCTTTCGATAGAGTTAAACAAGATCTTCTCAAACATTAGTACGTAGTCAATCTTGAATAAGTCTTTAAATTCAGGATTATAATCATACTTAAACCCGATCGAGCTAATACCATATTTGTTTTGCTTTTCAACATACAAGTATCTAATTTTATCTCCTGAGCTAATAGTCTCACTCTTACCATCTAGCTTAGACATAATCAAATTATGATAGTATGCTGACTTTACGTGAATTGGCATACCTTTAGGTAGAGCAAACTCCTTACTCTTAGCTGCGTATTTTTCATACCCCTTAACACCCATAACGAAGGCAATTTCTTCCGGTGCAAGTCCCTTAAAAATTTCAAACGTCTCGTTTAGTATTTTGTTTGTAATATTTTGAGATTGTGTAGTTAGCATCGTCTCAATAATTTTCTTAGCATAAGGCTTAATAGCATTAGGCATTGTTGTACGCACAACCTCAACACCTGTATACTTAAACTTGTCTACTTTAATACCTTCATCGTCAAGAATATGCATTACGTATCGTTTCTTCTGCAAAAACACAGCTACATCAGCGATACATTCACGTTTGAATATAAACCGACTATCTTTAGTTCTAAGATCTTTAATAGCCCATTCATTAATACCCTTATTAAGGTAATTCTCAAGATTAAGAACCTCGGCATAAAACTTATCAGTTATACCATTATCATCCTTAACAGGTACTTTATCTTTAATGCAACCTAAAGAGAAATAGCACGAGTCGGTATCTGAATATACCCAGCTTTCATCTAAAGTATGTTGATCTATAATATTATGATTTTCTTTAAGGTAATCTTGCAGTAACTTACCCGCTTGCTTAATGACAGCTTGACCTGTAAGAGTGACCGACGATGCAATATCATCGTCGCCAATGGGTGCTTGCTTGTTGCCCATATATCCATAACAACTATTAATTAAAATCTTAATAACCATTTGACGTGTGTTGAGTCTCTCTGCTTCGAACTGCATAAGCTGATAGCCTGGATCTTTCTTATCTAACTCACGAAGCTTCTTCTTAACCTCAAATAACTCTGCACGTACTTTTACTCGATCGTTATAATAGTAATCAAGAAACTCAGGTATAATACCTCGTTTCTTTTGAGTAAAAACAAACCCTGCTTTGGTTACGGCTAACTCTTCTTCCTTTAAAAACTTAATAAACTTATCGTTAGTTAAACTAAAAGTCTTGCCAGATACATGCTGAATATCTACACCTTTATCGGTCTTTTTAATCTTACCTACCTTAGTTTCAGGGGATAGATTAAGTGCAATCATAACGTTTGGATATAGTGAGTTAGCATCGAACGATACTACATTCTCCTTAAAACCTCTTTTAGGTTCTGCGACATATGCACCTGGATTCTTACCCTCTGCATGCGGTCTAATAAAAGTTGATATGACCTCTTTACGTTTTCTTGCTCTAATAGTAAGTGCACCGTTAATAATTGATAGGGTACCCATTGCACCTTCAATAGTTGTTAATCCAACGTATGCGAGCATCCTTAATAAAGATATGTACTGCAATTTTTCTTCAAGTCTAATAAGTAAGTTGACATCTTGAATATTATACTTAACGAATGTCTGCCAGTCAATATCAGCTAATGTAGCTAGATTAATATCACCATAATCAACTTTACGCTCACTTAATTCAAGCTCGCCAATAGCGTCAAGCTTGTACGATTCGCGCAACTTAAGACAAAACCGCTTGTAAATATCAAGATAGTCAATACACGCAATACCACCAATATAATATCTCTTAACTTCGCGGCCAAACTTACCTTTAATCATACGGTCATATACTTGACCTATAGGTGAAAGTCTATTTACATATTCTTGACCTAAAAGTTTTTCAATTCTATTAATAATATAAGGTATATCAAAGAACTCGGAGTTCCAACCGCTTAAGATATCAGGATAGTCTTCTTCAATGTACTCAATAAACTTAATGAACATTGCTCGTTCATTTTTGCAGTGATGATAAATTACATTACTATCTTTATTATCATAAGCGTTAATACCAAACGTATGGAACTTTTTAGAGAAATTATCGTAACAAGTAATAACGTTAACAGTATGATTAGCGCTATCAATATCTGGAAATGAATCAGGACTATAGGTCTCGATATCTAAGAAAGTTACCTTTAAAGGATGCTGGGTAAACTCAGGCTTCTCATTATCGAGCCAATACGTATCAAGTAAGAATTGCTGAACGGTAGGTATATTTTCAAATATTCTACGGTTGCCAGAATCAGTAATGTATTTATATCTATCGTACTGTGTATTAAACACCCGCTTTTTGAGTTTTGTACCATAAATTGATGTTTTGTCACCGTCTGGAGCCTCAAGATACAAGTAAGGGTTAAACGTTACATCATAGGATATACGCTTACCTTTATCATCCCAAGCAAACAGCTTGATCGACTGATCTCTACTATTATAAACAGCGTTTCTATACATCTCTTTCGATTATAGTCCGAAGGAGAAAAATATCAACGTTTATGGGTTCCAGCGCTTGAGATATTTTCTTTCCGGTGAACCATACGGTGTGTTTAGAACCTCTAGGTGACAACCAATATTTTCATCCAATTCAAGGAAGCGTTGCGATCCAATATGACGGAATACATCAACATTTTTATAATATGCTGTTTTATTCTTTAGTACTGCTGCTAGCTTTTGTTCTAACTCAGGACCTGTCTTAAATTTAAGATCAGCTGGTGCATTTTTATATGTCTCCATGTCTTGAACAAGGCAAGGAAGACCTAACACACACGCTTCAATAAACTTAATGTCTGATTTCGAATTATTGAAAGAATTATCTTGAAGAGGTGCAATCATAACCTGAGCATTAAGACTAGCAATAAACGCAGGATATTTATTAAGTGATTGCCACGGATGAAACTCAATTTGACCGGATTGTACATATTGGGCAAGCGGTGGTGGAAAAGCGCCAACAAAAACCCACTGGTATTTGTCAATAGTATTACGAACGACGTCTAATACGTGTGAGAAGTCATCAACACCTCCATTTTTATTATCAACATCGTAGTGAGCACCAGAACCAGTATACAATACACGAGGACGTCTTTTATTCTTATCGTAATTATTCCAAATTTTTTGTTTATTATACTGATGACCCATCCAGCTATAAGGTACAAAATTAGGTATTACAGTAATTTCCTTTTTACCAGTACGTTCTTGATAAAGTTTACGCATATAGTCACATGTTACAGTGACTTCATCACACATATTGATAATTTCTATACAATTATTGCGAATCTCATCGTTATCGAATGCAAATTTAAACTTGTTATAGTCAGGAATGTCTTCTCTAAAGACAACATCATCAACCTCGTAAATAATTTTAAACCCGTACTCTTGTTGAATGTTTTTTAAGTGTTTGATAAACTCTTTTTGATCGTTTGATGCTTGACGTTGGACCTTAACGGTTTTTACACCTGTATACCACCTTGGATCAAAAATCATAGCAGTTAAAGATGTTGAGCAACCTAAGCCTTCTGCGTTAATAAACAGCTCTGGCCATAAAATACGCCAAAAACCACATCCAGAGTAATCAGCAAGGTAATTAACATAACGAGGTAACGATAATTCTCTTGGAGCTTGATTAACAATCTGTTGTGGAACTACAACAGCGTTTGAGAATGGTTGAACAGCCGCAGCTGCAAAAGGATTAACAAAGGGTGAAACGTGCATCTGGTTTTATTTACATTAGTCCTCTACGTATTCAACTCGTCGTGTTATACCATCTCGCTTTTCTAAGAAAATAATATCACCTGTAACAGCTTTTAGCGATTCTTTTCTATGTGAAATAACAACTGTACACTCATCTAGCGATTCAACACGCTCGCGAAGAATTTCAGTAATAAGTTCAATACCTTTTTCATCAAAGGATGAGTCAAAGAGCTCATCATATATAGCAATATTATAACTCACACCACCCTGTATACGTCTAATATCCGAAAACGCAAACAAACACGCAAGATCTATAGATTTTCTCTCAGCTCCTGAGAAATTAAAGTAAGAACATATCTTGTTCTTATCATTTACAATTTCTTCTTCAAAGTACTCATTAAAGACACACGTAGAGTTTGAATCAAGCTTCTTTAGATAAAAATATAGCTTATTATTAAGTAATTCTAACAGCTTGTTAACAATATATGACTTTACACCCTCTTCTGATACAACAAATTTAACAATATCGAGCTTACTTAACTGTTTTACAATGTCATCTACATCATTATTAAGCTCTAACTGCCTATTCTCTGTATCATTAATAAGAACATCAAACTCATCTGTATCATTTTTTAACGATTCCAGGTCGATCTTTAGCTCTTCCTGCCATTTATTGAGTTTATTAATATTTTCTTCAATGTTTTGACGTGTAAATGACTGAAGATTTGCATCATTAAGTGATTTCGTCGTCTGTTGAATGAGATTCTTAATCTTATCCTTTAACTCTTTAGCAGTTTGAACCTGTGCTAATGAAGTTTTTATATCATCAGCAAGTAAAACTATATCTTCTTTAAGTTTTTGCTTTTCATCATCAATAGTCTGCTTATCATGCTCTTCAATTGAACGTAAGCACACTGGGCATTTTGACTCATTAGTACCTATTTTACTATAATGATCCTTTTTATGGTTAAGCGATGCTCTTTTTGTAGTACTATCCTCAACTAAAGACGTAATATTGTCATCACACTCGGTTAATTTAACTTCAAGACCCTTTAGTTGATGTTTATACTTGTCAATATCTACATTATCTGTTAATTTTAATAGCTTGGTATTTAAATCAGTTAGTTCTTGCTCATTATTACGCTGTCTTAATAGGTAAAGGTCACGTTTTTCTTGCTTTTTATCAAGATTGCGCTGTTTCTGTGTATTATAACCTGTTAGAGCTGTGTTTATCTCTTCTAATTTACTATTTTGAATGTCGTGATTGCGTTTAATGTCATTATATTCAGCTCTTAACACTGATATCATCTTACTAAACACTTCCATTCCAAAAATATCCTCAATAAATTTTCTTTTTTCGGTTTTATTCTTTGCCATGAACGGAACAGCGTTGTTGACCGTCATAATAACACAGTTTTGAAAGATTGCAGGTGATGCACTTAACACATCGCATATATATTTTGTTGTATTAGCTAAACTATCACGAGTTTTATCTACACCATCCTTGTAAACTTGAATTTTAGTAGGTGATAGCGTACGTATAATGTGAAACTTATTGTTACCTCGCGGCGAATCCACCTCAAACTCAAGCTCAACCTGTGTTTTACCGCCAGTGATATTGTTAATAATGAGCTCTTTTTTGATTTCACGTAGTGTTTCACCGAAGATAGCAAAATACAGTGCATCTGCTACAGTAGATTTACCTACTGCATTCTTTCTTTCAGGTTTATCGATGTTTCTACCTGTTATAATATGTAAACCGCGTTTAAAATTTACTACGACAGGCTCTTCACCTATAGATAAAAAGTTTTGAATGGTTATTTTAGTAAAATTAACTGTTTTCATTAGATACACTTGTTGTATAATTCAATAGTATAGCTTAATACATCTTTTTTAGTATTAATCTCGAGTAAATTAATAAACTCTTCAATAGCTTCTGGTATATCAATACCAGATAAGTCTTTACTCTTGTTATCATTAGAGATTTTATTGTAATTTAGATCATAATCAATCGAAAGGTTTTGAGGTCTTAGCTGATTAAGCTTTGTTGTAAGTATTACTAGATCCTCTTGTGATATATTACGATCAATCTTGAGTTTTACTATGTTATTAGCAAAAAGTAACCGTAATTCATTGGTTATAGTCTCGTTAGCGACTAATTCACTAAGGCTAACCTTAATATGTTGTGGGGATACAGTGTTTTCAGTGAAAGTATACTCTAATGTATCAAGATCTAAGATATAATACCCTTTGATATTGTCAGTATCACCAAAATCCATTTGAAACGGGTTACCTACATACAATATAGTACCTGCTCCAAAGCGTTTCTCATGTCTCATATGAAAGTGACCGGAAATAACTAAATTACTACGTTGGAGAAGCTCTTTTATACTAAGGCCTTCTTCACAAACCTTATAAGCA